GCTCTCGTTTTTACAAATTTTGGTCTGCCAGCTTCTGGATCTGTCGTTAATATCATATTACTATCAGCAGTATCAATTGCACGTTCTCCAATTTCATTTTCTTCACGAACAGCTTGGCGAGTTCTCTGAAATATTTGTTTATTATTACTAATTAAATCTACCATTTTATTGAATAGATTTTGAAGAATCATTTTGTCGGCATTATTAAACTGTGGTCTTTCCTCTTGCATCTTATCAAGAATTCTATGAATTCTTTGCAACTGAGCTTTATTTGCTAAACCAGCTCGAACTAACATATCAAACTTTGAATAGTCTGATTTTTCTTCTTCAACTAAATTTTTAAATTCGTTTAAAGTTTTCATTGTTCCATAACTTTGTCTTCGGTATCTTGAATTTGCGCTGAAGTTTCGGTATCGTCAGAAATACCATTAAATAAAGATTTAGATAAATTCTTTTTTTGTCCATCAATAGCTTCAAAAGCTTTCGAGGATAGAATGTCATTTAAATTTTGTTTTGCAGCTGCAGCATTACCTGCGACTACATTATCAATAAATTGCGAAATATCCATATTTTTCTCCATTATCGTCTATTTAGTAATGATGCGTATTTATCTGTTTGTGCATCTAAATCTGGGGTCATAGATTGTGAATTTTTATCATCTACAGTATTATCTACTGAAGGATATTCATCGGGTGAGACTGGAGGTTCTTGTTGATCTTGACCTAAATTTGGACCTCCTAAACCTTGTTCTTGTTCGTCGTCTATTTCTTTTTGCATTTTCTCAATTTCATCATCTGTCATTTGAAGAATCTTTTTCTTGATGAAATTGTGTGAGAAATATTTACCAATATAAGGATCGACAAGTCCTACCATTTGTAATCTATTTTGTAGAAGTTCCGCTTCTCTCAATTCAGTAAAGTTATTATCTTTCTTAAAATCATAAATAAGAACTTCTTTCCATTCTTTCCATTCTTCGGTTGTACAAATACCTTTGAGTATTAGTTGTGTACCTAAAGCTTCAGTAAAAATTTGTGAAAATTTATTACGGAGTCTTTGTATGAATTTAGCAAATTTTAATTCATCTCTTGTGATTTCTTGACTTCTACCTAAACCAGCGAAACCCCCACCACTTTGTTCATCTAATCTAGAAAGAGGTACATTTAATGAATTGAGTAATTTCTTTTGGAAATATTTTACATCTTCTAATTCACCTAAATTTTGTCCAGCAGGTAATGTTGTAATTTCTGTACCTTTACCCCCTTCACGACGAGGTAACCAAAAATCTTCCAACATTGACATATGTTTACGATCATCTCTTAATTCACCAGTAGAAGCATCATAAACCATCTTATTGCGATACTTAACCATAACATCACGTAGATATTGTTCTGCTTTACCTTTTGGTAAATTACCAACATCGATATAAAAAATTCTACGTTCGGGCGCTCTAGAAATACGGTAAATAACAACCGCATCTTCTATCATACGTAATTGATTAAGTGGTTTGATTACCTTATGTAAGAATGAGATAACGAAAGTGTTTTTTGCATCCATTAAACCAGAATTAATATTAATAATTGAATCTGGTGATATTCTTAAACCGGAATTCGTTGATGAAGTATAATTTTGAGTGGTTGTGCCTCTATCACTATAAACATAATATTCTGCTGTAGAAAGAATAATTTGAGCTCCTGTTTTGGGATCTCTACCTGTTTTTACTTCACGAACTTTTCTGATTTTTCTAGGATCGATATACCTCAATTCTTGTATACCTTCTTTTGAATTTTTCTCATTAACTACGATGTGATAATACATTCGTCCATCAATATACCATCTTTTGAATAAGTCAGAAGCTAAATTAGAAAAATTTAAAAGACGTAATACAGTTTCGAATTCTTCAGATATTTTTTTCTTAATAGATTCAGTTATTTTTAGATTGTCGGTGTTTACATCTACAACACGTTTATCAGTAGAATACGTAATAGCTTCATTGACAATCTCATCAATAGCCTTTTCTAATTCTGGATGATTTGCCATTTCACGATAACGAGTAATTAATTCTAGTTCATTTCGAACAGAACCTTCTAAATCTACATATGTTCCGTAGTAAGCATTTGAAGTAATATTGACAGCGCCATCATCAATGGCTTGTGTTGGAAGAGCAAAGGAAGCTTGTTCAGGTTTTTCAACCTGAACAATATCCTTTTTACCTATACTGAAACCGAATAATCGAATTGCCAAAATATATTAATCCTATAAAAGGAGAAAGAGCAAGTGCCCTTTCTCTATCAAACCACGCCGTCTTCGACTGATTCCCACCATTGGTAGGAAAGAGTTATTGAAAACTCCTCAATTGTGTCATTCGCACCCCAATCAACATCAATTGGAGTAATATCTGTTGGAAACACACCAATGAATTTGTATTTCTTTAATGTATCACCATTTTTTCCATACTGACGAACTTCACCATCAACCGTATAACCTAAGGGTGATTGTGCTAGTGGTGTACGAACGTTCAAGCTATGACTATTTATTCCATTCATCCAACGCTCAAAAGCGTTACGAATGATAAAATCTTCGTCATTTATAACTGTAATTGTCCAATCTGCAAATGTTCTATTACCAGCAAATTTTAATTCACGACCAAAGTACTGTACTGGCACGACACCAATAGTTGATCCTGGTAATTGTGCTGTTTTACACATGAATGTTAATTTAGTCTGTGCGTTTCCTGGCAATGAAAAAGCAGGAAAAGGCATAGTAACCTCAAATAGATTTGGTCTTGCCCCGTCTCCTTGCATTTGAGAGCGGAATTCGTTAATGTTAAAAGCCATTTAATTATTCTCCTATCTCTCTATTTATTAAAACGATCCAACGATTTCGTTGAATGATACGCCTGTGCGTACAGCAACAAAATTAAGTTGAATGAAGTTAATTGAACGTGCAGGTTTAATATAGATATCACCAACAAACTCATTACGATCAATAACTTCTGGTGTATTATTTGTAGTATCACATACTACACGATAATCGTAAATACCACGACGACCCTGTATATCACGCAAGAAAGGTTCTACAAGATTTACAAACTGAGCTCTTGTAAATTCATCATTAAATTCAAATAATGATGAACGGGATGCTCTTGCAATTGCTTTTTCAAGAACGATGAATAATCTGCGAACATTAATTCTATCAAACGCTGATGGTCTTGACAACAACGTCTTATCACCGTATAATACAGTTCCTTCTCCTGGAAAAGTAACTACAGGATTAACACCAACTTTGTATAATTCATCTCTTTCAGATTTTGTTGGATTCCAAGATAATTTTAAAATATTTTTAATTTGACCTCTGTTAAATCCGGCCGGAGAGAACCAAGGATCTCTTTCCAAATCTGTTCTAGCACAAAGTCCAGCAATATCACCATTTAATGGTACCCATCTATAAACATCATTATATTTGTCGTATTGATATTTCCATCCAGAATCCATAATAGCAAATGAAGATGGTGTGATGAGGTTTCTAGAAATTTTAATATCAGTAACTTCGTTGCCTGAATTATTCACAACATCATCTTGATTTGGAGATATAAAAACTAAACAATCTTTACGATTTTCAGCTAAAGTTACTAAATGGTCTGGAATAGTATCGTAAGTAGTTTCTCCTGCCATAATTAATGAAACGTCTACAGAATCGGGATTTTCAAATAAATCATATGATAAATTTATATTTCCAGCTGTTGGTGCTGCATCTACCCCTCCACCAAGACTGTAAGTTGTACCTGATAGAAAACCAATAGAAGATATACTATTTGTAATTAAAAATGAAGATGTTTTGCCCCAATTCGTTGTTGAACCTGCGGGATGACTTAACCACCAAATCCATTTAGATTTACTGTTAATTACATTAGCATAATAATTTGTTGTACCGTCGCTACTTTTAGAATCGTATATTTTTGAAACGAATGCAAATTTTTCTAACACAGTTCCTTCTGTACCAGTAATTACTCCATCTCTATCTATAACAACAATATGCATTTCGTCATTTGTCAGACCTTTAGAACTAGCAAACTCTGAAGTACTAGGTTCACTATCAAAACTTGAAGTATAATCCCAACTAGAAAGTAAAGATGTATTTGCATCACAAATAGAAACTTCTAATGAATTACCCAAAGAACCTGGATATTTTGATGCAAATACTTTAGGACCTAATGTAGCATTTGTATTTGAAGTAATTGGAACCAGTTCATCATAATGCGATTTATTTCTAATTAAAAGTCCTAAACTGTCTGTTGTAGCATTATTTGCGGACGAACCAACAGAACGAATAACACGAAGATCGTTCGCATAAGATAAAAAGTTAGCTGCGGTGAAGAAAGAGGTGTATGTATTACTGTCTGGTTTACCAAATCTTTCTACTAGTTGAACTTCATTATTAACAGTTACAATTTCATTCACAGGTCCCCAGTTGAAATTACCGGCAAAACCACCAATAGTAGTTGCCACAGAAGGTACAACCGTAGTTAAATCAACTTCTGAGACATTCACACCTGGTGATAGTTGAAAAGCCATTTTTAAATCTCCTTTTTTCAGGCTGAATAAATTCTTTTATTCTGTATTTATGTTTTTAGAAAGTTGAGGGTGTATAACCTCTGTTTCCCAAATTGGTTGACCAAAAATCTCCAGAAGAATCCACGATAGGTTCTTCTCTTCCGTCATCAATTATACCAACTGGAAGTAATTGTTCTTCTCCTAACATATCATTTTCTTCTAATAAAACTTTTCTTATGTCGATGTTTGTCGCTTCTTTGAAATAAGATTGTGCAGTTAACCAAGAAAATAATACTAATCCCATGACCAAATCGTCATTGTTTCCTTCTTCTGCAGCATAACTGTCTTTTTGACGTACAAAAGTATTCAATTCAGCAATTGTGTCAAAGTCATTAATAATTAACTTATCATTTTCAATTAAAGTTTTTAAGTTAGCACAGCCAATCTTTTTAACAGTTTTTGTAGTTTTAACACCAAAGTTCGCAGATCGTTTAAATCCACCAGAAATTGTTTGACCTTTAATGTGATGATGGTCAATTTTATAAACATTCTCATATTCCAGATCATAATGTAAGATGTCTACGACCTGTTGTCCTACATTATTAGTTTCAATCAATACAAAAGCTTCATTATATTTTTTTGCCAAAGAATAAATTATCGTTGGAAAAAACAATAGGGGTAACTTATTATTCCTGTATTTGGCAACCTGTCTATAGGGCACCTGAGAAACATCTATCACATTAATGGTTGAGTAGTCTCTGTCAACACCTTCAGAACAGTCTACTGTACAAATATACAATCGATCTTTTTGTGGCTGTTCGTAAATATCCAAACCTTCTTCAGAATGTATTGGATTAAAGAAAGCCAAGGATCTTAATTTTACACCAGAAACCAATGTTGCGGAAGAACCAATAAATTCAGTATTATGAGAAATTAATCCATTAGAATAATATGTCGAATGTTCTTCAACTCCAACAGGATCGTATACTTCAAACTTACCATATTCTACGAATATACTTTTAATTTTTTTATTGGTTAATATATCACTTTTTTTTATTTCATGGGATTTTTTAAAACCAAAGTTTGTCATTAAAGCATGTTTACCTGAACATTTGATAAAGGTTTCATCCTCTAACGTAAAAGTATACAT